TGGATCAAGAACATTATCATTTAACGCTGTGTATGAATTTACTGCAGACACAGCACCAACATTAACCACAACAGCTAGTAAAGGAGACTTGTTTGTGTTTAGATATAACGGCTCAAAATTTTTAGAAGTCGGAAGAAATCTAAACTTAACGTTATCATAATATGTTTGCATTAGTCGAATCAGGATCAATAACAAAATATTTTGCAGGTAATAAAGGTATTGTCATTGGGGATACTCAATATTCAAAATCAATTTTTTCACTTTGGAGTGAAAGTGATAGAAACGCAATAGGTATTTACACAGTCGAAATAGATAGCACAAATAAAAAAGATGAAGAATATTATATTAATACAAACATTACTTATGCTTTTGCAGATAATAAAGTTACAGGTTCTTATGGAACAGCCACTGCAAAACAAATAGCTGATACTTTATTCACAGCACAAGACGAAACAGATGGTTTAGGCACAGAGGGAGAAGTTAAAGACAAAGGATTAAAAACAATTTATAAAGAAAAGTTTAATACACAGGCTTATAGTTTATTATCTAAAACAGACTGGTATGTCACAAAAGCAACAGAAGTTTCATCTTATTCAGTTCCAAGTAATGTGTCCACCTACAGAACAAATGTTAGGACTAAAGTAAATGAAATGGAAACATCAATAGATAATTGTTCTGATGTTGCTGCATTAGAAACATTAATGACTTATGTTAAAAATGAAGATGGTTCAATTACAAGACCCCTTGGAGAGTTTCCAACAGAGGTAGTTTAATGCCTACGATTCTTGGAGCAAATTCAGTTAGAGAAACAGGATACAACGTAGATAATTCATTAAGATTTGATGCGGCTAGTAGTTCTAAAATAACAAGAACAATAAGTTCTTCTGGAAGCACTAAAATATTTACTACATCTTTTTGGATGAAACTTAGTGCTTATGGCACATCTGATGCTATGCCTTTTGGCGTAGATCCTGATGGAAGTTTTGGTAATAATTTTGTTACCATAGAGATAAATTCCGACAGAAAAATGCGTCTTGATGCATACATAAGTGGTGCTTATGTTTTTAGGTTAAGAACTAAAAGATTATTTAGAGATGAAAGTGGATTTTTTCATATAGTTTTTGCAGTAGATACTAGTCAATCTACTGAAGCTAATAGAGTTAGACTTTATGTTAATGGAGTAGAAGAAACAGATTTAGATTCAGCAAGTTATCCATCATTAAATACTGATATAAATATTAATAATAGTGGTAATATAATAAATTTTGGTGGAAGATCAGGAACATTTTTTCCTGGTTATTTATGTGAAGTTGCATATATTGATGGTGCTCAACTTGC